ACGTCTAACTTAGCACGAATGTTAGGGTCGTCAGAGATAACAGAATAACCCAATAGCAAAATAGGAATGGATATAAGAACCAAGACGAACTCGTCTTTCCAACCATTATCGTTACTTGCGATAACAGCTTTCTTATATTCAACCTCACCTTTTACCATTCTTTCTACATGATTTCTCTCTGCTAGAGCCTCAAGTTGTTTTGTTTCTTTTTTTGTTTGATATATGTCAGCCGCAGTTTTTACGCCAAAGCTGAGTAATTTAAAAATCGGTAATCCCATTATGTGTTCTCCGTTTCAATTCGTTTACATTCAAATTTAATAACTATTTGGTTTTTCTCAAAATCAGGTTTATCCCATTCTGGTAATGCTTTTAAGTTTCTATAGCTTTTTTGTGCAATAGCATAACCACTATCAACACAGTCATAGTATGTTGGGAATTGATAACCTGCCACTGTGCTAGATGGACATTCACCTGAAGCCATACTGCACATGTAAAGTACCAGTAAATATTTAACCATATACTATCCTAAGATATAATCTTTCAATGTCAGAACCATCTGACTAAAAATCATAATACCTACTGTCCAAACTACTCTGTTTAGTTTTGTTATGTCCTTTTGTAGATGACATAGGTGATTATTTTTGATTACATCTAGCGATTGATGAATAAGGCGTATGTCACCTTTTATTCTTTCAATTTCTAAGTTTAATTCGTTTACGTCTTTCATATTAATTTTTCTCTAGGCATTATACACTATCCCAAGTCTGAGTTTCCTCATTCCATTCATATCTTGTACCATCATTAGGTTTAGCAACTGGTGCTTCCCATAGACAAGTATCTTCGTTTAATGTCCAACTTGGATATGGTTGAGGTGCATAAAAAGCGTCTCTTGTTTCATCATAAGTGTAACCAATACAAGCATAGTTTTTTCTTAATGCTTTTGTTTGGTCTTCACTTTCTGTTTCCCAATTAGAATTTGCAACATAGTGTTTACCACCTCTAGTATTATAAGAAGTTTGTATCCATTCTCCTGCTGAATTGTCTGTAAAATTATTAAAAAAATCTTCTTCAGCGACAATAACTTGTTCTACTATTCCATTGTTTACTTTTGCATAATGAGCCATAAATTTAATCTCCTATATTTGATACCTAACAATAACTAATCCAGAACCACCAGAGCCGCCAGAACCAGAGCCATTTCCACCTGCTCCGCCGCCACCACCGCCAGTGTTAGCTGAACCATTACCACCGCTACTGTTATTACCTGAACCGCCATTACCACCGCCAGAGTTTCCAGTTGTTCTTGACATTCCTGCGTCTTGAGAATATCCTACTCCACCACCACCTGCTCTTGCAGTTGATGAACCATTAATTGAAGATGAAAGACCAGAGCCAGACGCACCGTTACCGCTACCAGTACCATTGCCGCCATGACCTCCTGCTCCTCCGCCACCGCCACCAGTATAAGGATAGCCTCCATTATTTCCTGAGCCACCGTTGTGACCTTGACCAGAAGTTCCAGAACCGCCATTACCGCCGTAGTAACCGCCACCACCAGAGCCACCGCTACCACCATTTCCTTGATTAGTTTCTCCAGTAGCTCTTCCGCCACCAGTAGAAGTAATGCTGTCAAAAGTTGAGTTTGAACCTGCTGAACCTTGACCGCCACCACCACCGATAGTAACAGTTTTGTTTCCAGTTGATAAAGTTAATGCACTTTCGGCAGAGTTGTTTCCACCAGAAGTTTCTCCTGATACAGAATTACGATAGCCACCTGCTCCACCGCCGCCACCATAGTCGTAACCACCACCACCGCCACCTGCGATAACCAAGTATTCAACTGAAAGACTAGGAATAGTGTTGGTAAAAGTTCCTGAAGAAGTGAATGTATGTATTCTATATCCGCCAGAATTTGTAATCGTACCACCAGAAGGTAAAGCAGTTACAGTTTTAGTTACTGCATTTGAAGTAGAGCCGTTATCAACAACAGTAATAGAAATTGTATCTCCACTAGATTGATTATAAACGGCACTTGGTATTGCAACTGTAACAGAGTTATTTGAAATAGTTTGATTAGATAAAGTTGAAAGTGTTGTAGCACCTTCTTTAAATACTACGTCTGCTGTTCCATCTGTTTCTGTAACATTAATTGTTAAATTACCAGTTTGACCTGCATAAATAGTTCCTGTTATTGATGAAATATTTGGTGGTGCTTGTACTGTAATAGTGAAATTTCTTGTAGCACTTTCAGTACCATCTGTTGCTGTAACAGTAAAAGATGAAGTTGTAGATGTTGAAACTGCGTTAGCTGTACCAGAGAATGTTCCATCAGAATTTAAAGTTATTCCTGTTGGAAGTGAGCCACTGGTTACTGAAACTGTTGGTGAACTATCGCTGTCTGCAAAAGCAATTGTTGTTAAATTTGAAGCTGACCTGTCTGCGTCTGCAAGAGTTCCTAGAGAACCAGAGGCAGTTGTAAATGTAGGTGTTGCGTTTATATTTAATGCGTCAGCTAAAGTTCCTGATAAACCAGAAGTATTTTCAACTTTAATATCGTAAGGCTCATTAGCGTTAGTAATACCAGACGTAGGTGTTGCTATTGTAATTTGTGTTGAACTGTCTCTAGTTGTAGATGTTGGATTAAGTTCTGTTCCATCATTTCCAATAATTTTAACTGTAACAGTGTTACTAAAACTAGAACCAGAAATGACAATGTTAGAACTAGAACCTAAACCACTTTCTCCTAAACTTGTTGGGCTTATTGAAGAAACTATAGGTGGTGCGTCAATGGCTTTAAAAGCTGTACCATCATAATATTCAGCTAATCCAGTTGTAGTATTAAATCTAATTTGACCTTGCGTAGAGCCACGTTGTGCTGTAGTACCTGTAGCTACTTTAGTACCTTCAGTACCAGTATCGACTATATCTTCGAACTTAAAGTCAGCTATATCTCTAGCTTTTGTCATATTAGTTTTTCTCCTTAGATTTTTTATTCACTTGGTTTTGTTGGAAATACAACTGCTTCTACTTCTTCTTTAGTTGTAAGACCATTTGTAATATCTCTTAATTCTTGTCTATAAGTTGCCATAGCATTACTCATAGTCACATCTGAATTACCATAAAAATCTGTTTCAGCTAATTTCATGGTTCTTTCTTCTCTTAACTTCTCTAATGCTTCATTAAATTCAGCACTTGTAAATTGTCCTTGTACTTGTTCCCAAGTAAAATCTTGTGTTTCTTTAAAAGTAGCATAACCATTAGCGTCTACACCAGATTTAAACTTAACTTGTGCTTGATATTCAGCTTCATTAGTTGGTGTTCCATAAACAACAACTTCAGCATTACTATCTAATTGTCTGATTGCTCTAAGTATATCTGCCATAGTTTCTCCTTTAATTTGCTACCTCATAAACAGTATATTGAATACCACCACCTCTAAGGTTTCCCATGCTACCTGTACTTCCTTTATTTATATACCAATCAAAACGAACATTTCCTGTTCCTGTTGTTGTATATCTAAATGAACTAGGAATAAAATAATAATAATCCCATCTAAAATTACTATTTCTACCTAAATGAATAAATTGTGTTTTTTCATGTGTTCCTGTACCTGCCGCATTTCCAACTATTTCGTTTGTACCATTAACTTGTATTCTATTATGAAAATGCCATTTAGAAGCACCAGAAAAATCTGAACCTATATTTAAAACTAATTCACCTACTAATACTGAATTATTAGCTTTTTTATTAATAGTAAAATTAACACCAGTATCAACATAACTATCTGCTGTAGATATAGTAAATACACTATGACCTGTTGTAGTGCCACTTGTATGACTTTGAGTAACATTAATAATTGTACTGTTTGCTAATGTTCTTGTTAATACACCCATTATATCTCCTATTTAGGTAAATACCTTATTGCTATTTCTGCACCATTTGTAGGTGCTGTTTGAAAAGTTAAAGTTGTTCCAGAAATTGTATAGTCGTCTGTAGGGACTAAACAAATTCCATTGACAAAAACTAATACATCATCAACTGCTCTGCCACTATTTATAGTATAGGCAGTAGTCGAGCCATTACCTGTAGCAGTTGTTTTAGTATCATAAGTTAAATTTAATTTTGCATTTGTAACAGAGTCGTCTTCTAATTTTGCAGTAGGAATGGACGTGTCTGCTATTCTAGCAATAGGAAGTGTACCACTTGTTAAATTAGTTGCACTAAGATTTGTTAAGTCTACTGTACTTGGTTCAAATTTAGTGCTTGAACTATTATAAGCTAACACTTGTCCATTAGTAACACCTGTTGTTTGAACATCTGTTAAATCATTTATTGAGGTGTTAGCTAATTGGAATGTTCCATAAGCCACCACCATTAAAATATCATTTACTGCCGCACCACTAGCAAGTACAACGCTTGTACCTGAAGTTGCTGTGAAATCTGCGTTTGCTAACTTCACACCGTTCAAATAAACGTCAATGAACCCTGAGTCGTATGCCAGTGTAGCACCATTTGAGTCAGCACCACTAAATGTTGTCTGATTAGCTGTTGCTGTGTACTCAAACCTGTTTGCAGTACCGTTGACGGTAGAACCTGCTGAAGCCCAACCGCTAGATTTGTAGACTTTTAACTCATCTGCCGTTGTATCGAAGTAGAGGTCTCCGACATCAAGTGATGTGCTTGGAGCACTACTAGAAATTCTATATCTTTCTGCAAACGAGTTTACTCCTGATAGATTAGAAGCAACACTGTTTACGTTAGCGATAGAACCACCAACATTGTTTACATTAGCTATATTAGTAGCTACTGTTCCAATGTCTGTTGCGTCATTAGCTACGGCTGTAACGTCTGAACTAATCCCTGCAACTGTAGTTACATTAGATGAGATACCTGCAACTGTTGTTACATTTGCTGATATACCTGCTACTGACGTTATGTTAGCGTCAATTCCTGCTAGTGTATTTATATTACTTTGGTTTGCTACTACAGCATTTATATTTGTACTGTTTGCATTAACAGCATTAATATTTGTTGAGTTACCTGCAACTGCATTGATATTACTAGAATTTCCTGCAACAGAATTGACGTTTCCAATGTTATTAGCAACCGTGCCTATATCATCAACGCCGTTTAAATCTGTTGCTACAATTCCAATATTAGCATTTGCACCTGCTACGGTAGACACATCTGAACTTATACCTGCCACTGTTGTGACATTAGCACTTATCCCTGCTACTGTATTAACATTCGCTATATTAGTTGCTACTGAGTTTACGTTAGTAATATCATTACCAACAGTATTTACATTAGCTATATTATTAGAAACTGTATCTATTTCTGAAGTTGTCTCTTGTAAATCTGAAGCCGCAGTTTCAATTTCAGAAATAGCTTCATTCAAATCATTAGCAACTGTAATTACATCATTTATGTTCGTTGCTACTGTGTTTACTGAAGCAATGTTTGTAGCTACTGTGCCTATGTCTGTAGCGTCATTAGCAACAGCCGTTACATCACTAGCAATACCTGCAACAGTCGTGATGTTAGATGATATTGGAGCTAACGTATTGATGTTAGCAATACTGCTTGAAGTTAAATAAGTTGTAGTTAGCCAGTTTTTAGTTACTGCGTCTTGAGCGTCTACTGGGTCTGCTACATTAATAAGTCTTTTGTTAGTTACATCATATTGGAAGTTTACGTTAGAAACTTTGATAACGTCATTGGCGTCATCAATAGCTTCTTGAGACATAAAGAACGCTTGGTCTGAGTCTGTATCTAAGTCATCTTCAGTCAATACTGAACCTGACGCATAGTCTACTAGCTTAGTACCTTGAGACGTCTTACGTCTAATCTCAATAGCTGTTCCGTTAGAAGGTGTACTGCTAAACGTCAGGGTAGTACCTGCCGCATTAATAGTAAAAGCTGTAGTAGCTACACCTGCTAGGGTTACTACTAGGTCTGACTCTACACGATAACTAAATGGTATCGCAAAAGCAGACGTATTACCGTCACCTGTATAACGTACAAAACTATTAGCCATATTATCCTTCTTAATTAATTTCTTCTAAAAGGGGTACTTTATTGAAGTAGGTAATTTAGTGCTTTTTGTTCTGCTCCTGCCTTCTTCAAGCTATTAGCACTTACCCCTTTACCGTCTATTTCTATAAATGAATACTCTGCAACGTGTGCTCTAGCCGCTCTTTCGTATGTACGAATAAGTCCTAATAGGTACTCATCACCTTCATACTTACCTGCAATACGTCTATTTCTAAAGAAAGTAGTATTGTAAGTTGAGCTTGGTGTATCTAACTCATACGCCACAGCTTCATTCAATGTCATCATCTTACCATTAATAGGTAATTTAATTTTACCTTTAATAATGTTAAAACCTTCCCACATAGTAGAACCTTCAGGTAGCTCTATTGTGCCACCATTAGGGTCAGCTAATTGTAGAAGTTTAGTTTTCTTCATATCAAGTTTCTTAAAGAAACCTATATCAATTTTATTAAGAGGTGCTCTCCAATTTATCTTAGCTTCTTCTAGGATAGCCACAGCTCTATCTGATAATTCTATTTGATTACCATTAGAGTCTAACATTCTTTTTGCATACCCTGTGTAATATGGGAATGGGTCTTGGAATGTACCTAAGAAAAGTCCTTTTGGTTTTGGATAGACATTACCAAACATATCTCTTCGTGGTGACATTGCATTACCAAAGTTTTCATCACTTATCATATTACCTGTATACTCATTAATTTTATTTAACAGTTGATATGGAGATGAATTAACAATGTGGTCTTGCATTGTAATTAATTCTGCTTCAGCTTCACCTAATACTTTATTCTGCCATCTCCACTGTGTAGCCAATGGTACAAGTTTTGATGTTTGTCTTGAGAAGTGTTTAGCTAATGTATCAGCTTGTACTTCACCTTCTTTTTGTCCAATATCTGTATCAGATACTAATGCCATTAATTTAAAGAAATCTTGTGTCATTAAGTTACTAGCAAATATTTGTGACCATATAGAAAATGCACCACCTACATAATGTCTTGCAAATTCAATAATTACATTTCTTTCGACAGCATGGTTATCATCTTCCATAATATCACCAAACTTTTCTACCAAGTCATTAACATCTGCCATTACCATAAATGGTATTGATAATGGAAACATTCTTTTTAAGTTGATGTATTTAGTTTCACCATCTTCTGTTGTATAAATTAATGAATATCTTTTCTTTCTATCAGGGTGTTGTCCACCTGTAAGCATACCAGTAAATGCCATATAACCTGCCATAGCATAGATAGTTGTACCCATGTACCCAACTGCTTGTGCTTTACGTCTTACAATAGGGTCAGACGCTTTTAACATAGCATTATATTCCATGTTAAATCTATTTAAGACAGGTGTCATTTGCCAACCTAATCTAAATAATTGTATAGGTGTTTTGACAAAGTGTAATCCTGTTAATACTCTAATTAATGGAGCACGTTGCGTAGTTTTAAGTAAGAAGTCACCTACATTATATTTACTTTGTTGTTGGTCAGGAAAGAATTGGTTTCTATCCAACATTTCATTTCTTAAATTTTGTGTAAATGAATTTTCTCTAGCTCTATATAATGGGTCGTTTGCAATAGATTTTGTTAAGTCATCTAATGTTTTAGCTTCTACACTATTAAATGCGGCTGTACTTTTAAAGTTACCAAACTCATCTTCGTATTGAAAGAATAACTCATTCCATTTCTTTTGGAAGTCAGTTAGTTCTGATTTCTTTTCATTTAGAGCTTTTATTTGTTTGTTGTATGTTGTGATTGTTTTTTGTACTTTAGCTTTTTGTTTATCAGATAATTTACCTGACAACTTAGACTCTTCAAATCTTATGTTCTCTTGTAGTGATTTTATGTTTTCATCTATCTTAACAGACTTTTTACCTTCACCAAACTTTCGTGATTTCCATAAGTCAGGATAGTATGTTCTCATACGTTGGTTTACATTTGCCACACGTTGAGCTCTGTTAAAGATATTCTTCATCAATGTATCACCTGCCTGAAGAGCTTTAAGAGTTATAAATGAAACTTTAGCTAATGGTGTTGCACTTGTAGCTGACCATCTTTTAAATAAACTATCACTTTCTTTAAGTTGTTTAATGTATGTTTCCATGTTTCTTGTTTGCATACCATCAAACTTGTGTTCCATAGTATCACCAATACTTCTATTAGCTTTCCATGATAACTTAGCTTTCTTAAATGACGTGTGCCAAAAGTTAAACTGTGATGTAAACAAGTCCATAGCCATTTGCATTTGACTAAAACCATTTTTAAAATCACCACCTGCTACACCTCTAATACCTGCAATAAAGTCTGTAACATAATTCATCTGGTATCTAACCATAGCAGATAGAATATTTACTTCATGTGTAGTCAAATCACCTAAAAGGTTTGCTGTTGTAAATTCATTCAATGCGTCAAAGAAGTTTACTTTTTTACCTTCTTGTGTTCTATTAACTTTTCTAATAAGTTTACGCATTGTCTCATCATTAGTTGTCAACCTAGATAAGTTATCCAATGCTTCTAATTTTTTCTCAGGTGATAACTTTTTAATTTCATCAAGCATTTTAGGCATAGCTTCTGCTATTGCTTCACCTGTTTCAACTCTTAGTTTATCTGCGTCTGTTAGCTCAGACATTAGTTTTTGTTGATTTAATGCGTCTGATACACCTCTAACATTATTAACATGTTCTAATGTTCGTTGTGAAACTTCTGTTAAATGTTTTTCTAACTGTAAACTTAATGCAAGTTTCTCATCAGGAGATACTGCATTGGCTATTAAATTTCTAATCTCTGCTGTTTGTGCATGTAATTTTAAAAGATTTTGTCTACCTGCATAGATTGTTTTTGCCATGTCAGGTGCAACTTTACTTGTTAATTCTAATTCTCTTGTTAGTTTTTCTGCGTCTGCAAGAAGTAAGTTACCTTCTTTTTTGATTGTTTCTAGTAATCCTGTTCTTTCTTTAGTTGTTATCTCACCTTTTTTAACAAGGTCTTTTACAGTCTTTACAATTTCATTTACTGCTTTATCTTCTGCTTCACCTGTTTTTATTTTACTTAAATTTATAATAGGTGTTTTTCTTTTAATATCAGTTACTTTTTGTATAATAGTTTCACTGTCACTTGTTTTATTAGTAATAGGTATATCTTCTGTCTTAGGAGCAGTTGAGTCTTCTGGGTTTACTTTTTTGTTTTTACCTGAACGACCTGTGTAAGTGACATCACCTTTACCACCTGCGTTTCCTAAATCTCTTCCTACGTCTGTTGTAATATTGTCAACTTTATCAAAGTATCTTCCTGCTAAACCTTTAGAAGAAAAGCCTGACAATGCTCCACCCAATGCGGCTGAAGCTGTACCACCTGCCCCTGCTGAAATCATAGTTCTAGTCCAGTTATATTCATTAGCTAAACCTGCTTCTATTTCTGTGGCTTGTCTAAGTACATCTAATCCTGCCGCAGAAGTAGCACCTAGTGTTCCTTCTACAATAGCACCTTTTTTAAGTGCTTCTTTAAATGCTTTCTTTTTTACTTCTTGTTTTACAGTTTCTTTTACTGACGCTTTAACACCTTCTTTAGCCGCTTGACCTACAGTTGCCTTAGCTACTGAACCTGCAATACCAAATGATATTAAGTTTAATGGGTCAGCTACAAGAGCAGGTACAAAGTCTTGAGCCCACTTTGCAAAACCAACACCACCTTTACCAAACATAGGTAAGTCAGCATACAACTGTGTAATCTCTGCCCAGTCACCTTTGTATTGTTGGTCACTTTCTAAGACATTACTAAAGTCAATACCCATACCAACAGTGTTATATTCTTTCCAAATCCTGTCACTATAGAATTTTTCTACATAATCATTCTTACTGAAGTTAGTAGTGTCTGTACCATTTTGTGTATAAAATCTATCTAAAGTATTTATAAAGTCATCTGAGTATAATTTTTCTAAAGCAAGTTTTTGTTTTTCTACTCGCTTCATTTTATCATACTGACGTCTTTCTATTTGTGTTCGTCTGTTTTTATGTAGTCCTGAGTATTTCTTTTCTTCATCTGGGTTACCAAAGTTAATCCCTAAATCTAGTTCTGCCATATTTATTTACCGAATACGTTATCTATTAATAGTTGGAATTGATTATCTGTTATGTTAAATAGTTTTGCTAAATTACTTTGTGCTTCAGGACTTAACCTTCTAATTAGCTCAGGGCTAGGTGGTAGTCCTAAAATGTTTTCTAGTTGTGTTGTTACATTGTTTCTAAATCTAGTTATGTCTTCATCATCTAATCCATCAAAATAATTGTTTTCAAAGAAGTTTTCCATATCCGTGAAATTAGTAATACCTATGTTATTAATTGTATCTGTTAGACGTATGTTGTCTTCTACTTTTAATATTTCATCAGCATAGTCTTTTTCAATATCAACATTTAATCTTGTAAGTATTTCTCGTGCCATTGTATCTGCGTCAATTACACCTTTAATACCTGTTTGTTGCATTAGGTCTTTGAAACTTTTTTCGTTCTTTAACACTGTAACTGCTGAACGTAATGTGTTTTGTGAGTTGTTTACAATAGCTGTTACAGCGTCTTCTGTAAATAGTTTAGAATACTCATCAGCTTTTGTATTAATATACTGCGTACCTAAGTCATCTAAATCAAAATCAGTGTCAGTTATATCTTTCGATAATTTTTCAGATATACCTTTTTGCCATGTTTGTGATGAATATAATTTAAGTTTCTCTTGGAAAGTATCATCAAGCCATTTCTTTTGTTTTGTAAACCAATCTAATTTAGTTTGGTCATCTGCACTTGCAGGTGGTTGCATATTGTCAGCTAACCAATCTAAGTATTCACTTTCTACATCTGCAATAATTAAATCATTAATAGCTTGTCTACCTCTTGAGTCATCAGGAATACCTTGTATTTTTGGAAAGTTATCAACAATTTGTTTTTCAATTTTACTCAACATACCTTTTAATTTTGTGTCTTCTGTAGGGTTAGTAAAGCCTGTTCTAGCTGTAAGAGCACTGTTTTGTTGTAGTTCAGTTAGTTTAGAAATTGTGTCCCAACTGTTTGTATACTGACTAACTTCTGCTAAGAAATCATTAAAGTTAGTGTTATTAAATTCACCTTTTAAAATTCTATTTCTTAGGTCTAGCACTCCACCTCTGTCTTCTGTAACTTTAGTAAACCCACTTCTAATGTTGTTAATAGTAGGTATAAGACTAGGATACTTTTTACCAAGAGCTTCAATAGCTTTATCTTGTTCTAACAATGCCGCTTTGTTTTCTTCAACTGAACCTGAAGTAGTATCCATATTAAAGATAGTAAACAAACCATCTCTTTGTTCTTTTGTTCGTTCTCTTTCTGCTAATGTATACTCATGGTTAGCAAGTGATATTTTCTTCTCTTCAATAGACTTAAACAAAGCCATAGCTTTTTCATTACTATTAATAAGACTGCCTAATTCATTACCACCTTTACCAATACCTCTGTCTAAATTAAGAATATTAGAAGCTCTTTCTAACTGTTCTTGTGTTGTTGCTGTTAAATATAATTTATTTGCATAATTTAATAGAAGTGCATTTTGTTCTTGTGTACTAAAGAAAAAGTTTCGTTTCCCTTCGCCTTCTAGTTTTGGAAGTTCTACGGCTAAGGAATTAACCATAGGTATAATTTGAGATATGTCAGTTACAGTATCAAGCAAAGTCATAGCCTTGCTCATCTTAGTTGTGTTGTGCCAAGTACCTTTTAATTTAGCGTCTTCTATTTTTTCATCTGATTGCCACTGATTAAATACAGCCGCAAAACCTAAATTAAAATTATCATCTTGATTATTTAGGTCATATTCTTGAACAAACTTTTTATGAAAATTAACAAGATTATCAGTAGTATAATCATACTCACCTGCTTCTTTAGACTTTTTAATTTTAGCAATAGCTTCAGCCGCCGCAAATCTACCTACTTGTGATTGCACTGCTGACTCAGCATACATACTAGATAACTCAGGAAACTCATTGTTAAGAACAGATTTAGTTATTTCTTCGTATGATTTACCTTGAGAATATAATTCATTTAATTTACCAACAGCGTCTTCTTTTTTACCTTGTATATAGTTAGCTCCTGCGGCTTCAAACGATTGTACGTTTCTGTTGATTGCTTGAGCTAGTTCACCTAATGGAGATACTCTAGCTACATTTGGTCTGCCTTCGTATGTTGACCCAAAATATTTATTACTAACTCGTGATTTATATGCCATTATTTTGTCCTTGATTTAGCACCATAGTCTTTAAAGAACCTTCGTTCATCTCTTGGTGTTGCCATGTATGAAGCTCCTGCTCCTGCAATATCTAATCCTAGACTAAACATGCTTGGTTCATACACAGGGGTTAAACTATTATATGTTCGTTTTAGGTTTGCATAAGCGTCACTTCGTTGGTTGTTAAGTGTAATCATATCACCTAAAAAGTCTGCATTGATTTGGTTATAATCTACGTCCATGATTGTACCTATGTTTTGTACTACTCTTGTAGCATTACCAAATCCTAAATTTAATCCTGTTGCTTGGTCTTTTTTACGTTTCATTTTTTCAGACATCTCGGCTATATATTTTTCTCTAGCCGCCATGCCTCTTTCTGTTTCAATCTTTCCTAAATCATTTAAGTATGCGGCGTCTGCTGTCATTCTAGCTCTGGCGTTAGCCATAGCATTTTCTTTAGCAACTCTTTTCTTTTCTTGATGACCTGCTACAGCTCCGACTATTTTCATAGCGGCAACAGCTTCATTTACTCCGCACATGTCATCTCCTTCATCATTAATAAAAATGGTATTTGTTTGTGCCCATATTTAGGAAACTCCTCTTTTGCTTCAAAGCCTAATAGTTGTAGCCATTTAAGAGCTACCCAGTTTCGCTTATCTACAAAATTATAAAGGTGTTTATAACCATCACCCATTTGTGATACCCAATACGGACATTCTTTTAAAAATTGCCTAGCATGTTTATTTGCTAACTTCTCATTAGACAAAAGCCAAGCGACACCAAAGGCAGGGTCGGTACTAGGTGTTGAACCAAACATACCAATAACACCTTCATCTTTAGTGCCAATAATTGAATATATCCTTGCACCTTCAATAGTAAAAGGTACGACTAGAGCTTGTAATGGTGACATATTATCTGACGCCAATATCTCAGCTCTATCTTCTTTACGCATTTTAGGTGCTAATTCTAAAGCGTCTTTTAGAATTGCTTTTCTTACATACTTTTCTTTTTCCATATTATAATCTTCTTGAACGTCTGTGATAGAAACCTTCTATTTCAGCACTAGCTATGTGCATAGGTAGATGTGATGAGCTTTTAATATCTATATCAACATCTGTGTTTCTACACTGAACAGGTACTCTTAATGTTCCAGTTGATATAGCAACATTATTTGGTGCACCTGTAAAACCAATGACATAACCTGTCATGTAAGAAATATTAGTAGTTCTATTACTAGGGGTTACCTCTACTTGAAAGTAACCTGAGTTTTCATAATCAAAAGATATGTTTCTAATTTGGTATCTACCTGAAGTAACAGCTACCAAACCTTTACCAGTATCTTCTCTAATGTATTGTGGACTTAATGTATACTTAGACTCAAAAGGTACACCTATAAATAACGCAGTATGATTACCGTCTATTGTATATGTACTACCTGTTGTATTAGTCGCTGTATAATTAGTACCATTAGTTTTATCTACAGCTATCAACCCAGTCTTTGCACCATACGGTGATGTGAATGTAGTTTTATCTGTAGCTGAGTCATACGTCCCAGTAACGCTTGTTTGTAAATCTAAATGCACACTAAATCCGAGTGTACTGTCTTTTAAATTTCTTAAATCTAATCTTAATAATTTTGTATCTGTACCTTCTGCAACAAATAAATAAATAAAACTATCTGACGTCAAACCGCCTAATATTTTCATACCGTTAAGAACCCACTTAGACCATGCTGTTTGTACTTTTGCTCCTTTGTCAAAGAAATACTTATATATAAATAATGTGTCAGCGTTAGTTGCTGTCACTGCTGACCCTGTAGTATAAGGTGCAGTCTGTGTATCTGCGGCGTCAGAGTGAAGAAATATTAATGTGTCTTCAATCGTATTACTTATTATCTGATAAGGATTAGATGGTAGTAAGTTTTGTACTGCTACAGTAATATCTAAACCATCATTTGTTAATGTATCATCATCAGCATAGTATTCTCTGATTGCTGTGTTTGCATTTCGTTTCTGTGCAAAGTATGCAAAACGTCCTGCCGCCACTGGTGTAACAGCGTCATCATGTTCAAAACTAGACACTTCATTTAATATTGCAGACGTAGGTGTAATTGTGTCACCTGCTGAGTCTACTTTGTATTGTGCTGTATCAGAAAACAATAACAAGGTTTCATTAAATGATACTGAGTTTTTCAATGTATTAACTTGTGTACCAGACGCCGCTATATCAATAGGGTCTGTGTCTAATACTTGTGTAACTGTTGTTGCAAAGAAATTAAAGAACCCTGCATTTTCAGATAATACTAAATTCTCTCCTGACAGTATACCTAATCTGTTTTTATAAAAAGTTAAATTCTGTATTTTTTTACCTAAGAAACTTGGGTCAGCATTTGTATCAGCGTCACCACATGTTCTATCTGTGTAATCTAATTCTTTAAATGTAAATGTACCGTTGTTATTATTAACCAATGCGTGTGGCATTGTAGAATTATTTATTCCAACGGACGTAGCAGGTGCAATAGTTTCTGTCCACACACCATCACCAGTATAATTTACAAAGTAGTCAGAAAGCGTATCACCCTCTTCACCTGTAATTTTAATGATGACACCTGTTTTTGAATTGAACGGAAGTTTTGAGAAATCCTGTATTTCATCACGCACATGATACATAGCAGTATTACCTGCACCATCAGAAGTGCTGACTGAATAACCAGAGTCGTTGTCTGTAGGTTTTCCATAGATTACGTTGTCATAACTTTCAAAAGCAAAATGAGAAGTAATGCCTGAGTAATTTGCAAGACCTTGTGATGTTGATAATGTTGCATTAGTATCCTCTCTTACTGTTTTAAATCCAATTTGTGAAGCACTACTATTCCAATATTGTGAAGAAGTACCATACAATAAAATATCTTTAATTTTGTTAGTATCTCTAAATTCACTATCTGTTGTTGCGTCATTACCTGAAGGCATTTGAAACACAACTTTATGTGCATACGGCATGTTAGGGTGATTAAGAGTAACTGTATATTCTCTACCGTAGTTAGACGCTTTTACATAGATTAAAAATTCTTCTTGTTTTGCCGCCGAAGTTGCTGTATCAGCAATAGGGGTGATAGACCTATTAACCACAAAGGTAAAGTCAGCAATATTAACCATACGAAAATCATCTTTAGGATTGCTACTATTAAGGTAACTAGCACCACTAGCAATCGTGACAGTCTTCTCATTACCTGCCAAGTCGTAGACTTTAATGCCGCCATTATAGAAAGCCACCAAGTATTGATTATCTTCATCTCTCTGTATACTCCATATTTTTGTTGTATTCGGAAAGACATTGTTACTATCCAAAGTAGCTATAAACTCAGCCGAAGGTCTTTTACTTAAACCTTCAACAATGTTATTACTTAAATTAATTTGCTCTGTACCTTGATTGATACCACGTTGTGTCGCTGTTTGTTGGGATATACCGTTAATAAAATTAGGTATAGTTTGCGAAACAACAGCCATTAATAAGTCCTTCTAGTTGGTCTGTTTATTATTGAAAACGTATTTGAGTCTCCATTTAATATGTTTAAATCTGCTTCTCTACTATCTGCTTGATGGTGAGCCAACGCCGCTTCTTGCTCATCTGTACCAATCAATCTAGTTATCTCTTGGTCACCAATAAATCGTGAAGCAAAACGTCTAGCGGCTTTCATTGTAATGAAACGTCTTGCATATTCTGGGAGATGTTCAAATTGTTGGACTAGCACTACATTTAACTTCGGTGCTTCTGTAAACACGTCAGTGTGATTATCTAAGTCATATAGAAAACCATCTCTTATAGTGAAGTTTTTGTGACGAATGTCATTGTTACCATCTGCTTG